CAACCGTTCGGCTGATCCTGTTAACTGGACGGTACTTGTCATTCTTTGACTGTGAATAACATCATTGTCGCCTGTTCTATTGTGACAGACAAAACAGTAAGTATGACCATCAGAGTACAAAGAATTCGCATCTGATGATCCACAATTATCGCAAGACAAATGCCTTACAAACTCAGACTGTTCCATAATTATATAGAACTAATTCTTTTCTTTTCTTTTGGTCTTCTAAATAAGATCCTTTAGACCTTAATGTATATGTTAATGGAAATGTATCAGAATTCCATCCTTTGAATCTATCTTTAATTAATTGTGAATCATTATAAGAAATCAATTGATGACCTTCGTGTTGAGAACAATTCTCACTAAAGATATCATGACCGAACGCTTTATGCATCATACCCTTCTTACCATACAAATTAGTTTGAATTTCATATGGAGGATCTAAGTATGTAAAGACCTTCGTATCGTTGGTTAACAATTCAGTATAAGATTGATTAGTAATTTTCCAATCCTTTATAAATTCTTGGTAATGAATTAACTTTTCTATACCTTTCAATGAAAAATTAGAATCACTTGCTTGTTTAGAAAAAGAAGAATTCTCAGTTAATCCAGAAAATGAACACTTGTTAATAATATAGAAACGTACCGCATCTTTAAATGGATCCTTATCGGTGCCTATACGCTCCTTAGCGTGGAGGAATAGTCGTCTAGCATCATTTGGTACAGGATGGGTACGTTTGAGTGCTGTGAGGTATTCTACAAGGGTCTCACCTTCTAGTTGTAAATGCTTCCAAAAATTATAAAGAGGATAATATAAGTCATTTACCCACACTTTTATGTGTGGATAACGTTTGATAACTTCAATGGACATCGAACCACCTCCTAGAAATGGTTCTCTCCATTCAGTGTAGGTAGATAAATCGGGGATAAATTTAAAGAGTTTCTTTAATGCTCTCGATTTACCCCCAGGATACCGTAGTGGTGTTTTTAAATTAACCATTCGAGTGGTATGTCTTGCCAAGACGTCCATGGTATATCATGCTTTTCGCACCATTTCGCATACGTCGTCTTGCTTGATTTGTTTATTTTATTATATGGTGACTGAAACACCATCCTTAAATCTAATTCCGGGTTGTCCCTCTTAACAGCTGCAATCTTCCGTCTGTCTGGCGCGGACCAATATCCTTTTGTTTCCAAGTGTACATGGTTTGGGAGAATAAAATCAGGATGATAATGATGCTGGATGGTATAAGGAACCTTACAAGATTCATATTCATAGGTTACTCCAAGTCCTTCAAGCAGTTTTGCAACTTGCTCTTCTAGACCTGATTTAAATTTAGAAGTCGTCTTCTTCTTCTTCTTCATTATTGGTAGGTGTTACATTGGGATCATTGAGTTTGAAACCAGATGTATTACCAAATAGTTCAGCTACTTCCGTAGCGTCTAAATCTCCAGTATCTACACCAGCTTCTCCTTTTACTGAGACAACCTGTACACCAACAAGCTTAAGAGAACTACCATAGGTAACTCCATCTCTGAGGATATATGGCTTCTGATAGAAACCCAATTTAACTGTAGACCCTGCGTATAGTGGTGTTTTAACATCTGTTATTGGTGATCCTTCTGTATCTACAACAGGTGGTCTTTTATCTTCAGACCAAGAGAACTTGATCTTATGCTTACCCTTCGCAACTTCTTCCCACGGCTCAGGTTTGAGCGTAGATCTCTTAGGGTTTTTCAATTTTGACTCAGCCCATTTAAGAACTTCAGTTCTTTCAGACTCTAATTTGTCGATAACTTCGTTACCAACTACAGCCGAGAGGGAATAACCAAACTTACTAGGTGTTAGTATAGCTTGAAATCCTTCAAGTGTTACGGGTTTTTCTGTGACGTGAACAGTCCTAGACATCAGATACTGCCTCCTCGATAGCGTCCTTGTTGGTTGCTGGTTTGAGAGACTTAAGTTCATCCTGCAATTCAGCACGATACTTTACTAGTTCATCAATACGGTTGTTCACAACGTTGATTTGGTTCTCTTTGAGTTCAATCTCCTTCTGTTTTAGTCGCTCTTCAGAGACAACTATAACTCTAGTTGGAGCAAAGAAACTATCAAAAAGTGAATAATTGTACATTTAACAAAAGAAATAAGTGGAGTCAATCACGGATTCCGGTTCAAGGTCTCCTATGATCGGTGGTTCAGTCTCTGCTCCTATTTGAGCAGCAAAGTCTGTTAGGTAATCATGTTCAGCAAATAAGTGCATGTATGTTTCCCTTACTATTGTAGCAAGTAATGACATATCTGTGGCACGACTTAATACACTGTCATGAATTAATGCAATTGGTGCGTTAAAACGCTCAACACTCAGATGCAACAGTGTAGCATCTAGTGAATGTATAAGATTAGGAGCTGTTGCAGCTCTATGTCTTGTTATATCAGCCTCATTAGGATTATCTGTAGCTACACTTAACTTACAACGACCTAATAATTGTAACTCTAATGTTTCGACTTTCTTCTTCTGAATCTTTTGGTTAACAACAAATCCAGATGGTGTAGTCCATGATAAAGTTAAGTTAGGATTAGCTTTGAATTGTTTAGATACTTCCTGTTCAATCCATGACATGACTGCCATCGGGCCAGGTACTACTTGATCCATGGCATCTCTAACAGCATTAACTGTTTGAGTTAAATCATCTTTCTCAATCTCTACACCATACTCTTTTAAAGCATCACGAATGTACGCCCTATTTGAGAATTTTTTTGCATTATAGGGTATTGTCATAACTGTACGTTTGACACACTTCCTATCCCAAACATTATGTAATGATTTAGGTATATGTGACTTTGATTTATCAGCTACTACCTTATAAGCGTCTTGTGGTCTATCAGAAGGTAACACATTGACGAGTTGTGCTGTACTACGGTCCATCGCTAAACCAGCGAGGATCTGGAGACCACTACATGTAGCGTCTGTAGCTACACAAAGCGAGGTTGTTTTTCTTGACTGCGAAATAACACAAGCATAGTACTCCTCACATGCAGCAAGGAATTGCCAAGGCTCTTCCGCTACTTCCCAATTTGGTAATTCTTCTATAGGAAACTTAGCTATTCTAGTAATCAAAGGGTGATTATTCCTAACCCAACTTTGTCTATTATCCCAAGTTTCTTTATCAAGACCATATGTAGTAGCAACTTGAAAAGCTAACCACTTAAATGCATCATGTGTGATAGGTGCTGAATCAGCGAAGACCAATAATGACTTCCCGAAATCAGTATCTTGTGGTGTGAGAAACGCGGGTATAGGATAAGCCCTACCTCGGTAATCAAAAGACCAAGGTATATAAAACCTCTCACGATCTTTAAACCTCTTAACTGCCTCCATAGTCATCCTTGTTCTACAAGAACGTCTAAATGCACCAGCATTGGTATTTCTAACTGTTGCTGCTGCTCTACGGTACGCTTTACGTGCGTCCTTGTTATCTGCTATATCAGGAGGTTTTGGAGGGAGATCTAATTCAACTATTGGGATAAACTTTCCTACACTTATCCCTCTTTCATCAAGCTCTTCAGCTACGTTTACAATGAATTGATTAAGTCTATAACCTACTTTCTGAATCTTGTTCAAGAAAGCTATAGGTTTTTCTCCCTGTATAGATGTGTGGTTAGAACGCCTAACCATTTCATGACCTTTCATGACCTCATTAAGTATGTAGCCACCTGGCTTTTCACCCCAATCGTTAGGTTCAATCAACATTGGCCATGCTAATGGAGAGAATAGTTCACTCTCCTTCATAACTTGATCTTTAATTGCTAGAAATTCAGCTGTAGGTACTATGTAATTAACTCGTTTGCGTCCTTGTTGACGCATTTCTTTATGGAACCAACCACTTGTACCCATAATACAATCTAATAACCAAGTACCAAGCTTAACTCTATTACCTGCTCCCCATGCTTTCCAGTGTTGAATACCGTACCTGTTCATGAGAGTTTGTATTACTACTATCTTTTGATGAGTACCACACGATTGATGCCAATAATTATCCTTTAAAGTGTTCAATAATGCAGGTGCTTTAGTTTCATAATGTCTCATTTGACATTCATTCTCAATAGCTTGGCCAATTGATTCACTAATTGTGGTTAATTGATTACTACCTTCTTTAATACTAAAGACCTTATCAAATGTTATCTTACATGCTATAGCTGCTGCTGCTAATGGTTCAAGACCAACTAGGTACTGATGTATCTCTTTGAATGATTTACCTGCTTGCCCTTTATGTAATCTATTAGTAGTATCTTTAATCCTATCTACTACCAGTGGTAATAAACTATCAATAGATGTAATACCATAAATAGTAGCTGAACTATAACTCTTTTCCTCTAATTGCTTTGTATTCTTATGTAAGCGTTTGAGTCCTTGAGATATTTGATCCCTTTCTAATTTGATTTGTTCATCAATTTGAGCAGGTGTTGGCATGATCTTCTATTTCGTCCTTGATTTGGTCGGTTAATAGTGATTTAATTTCATCATAATGTGGATGATCTTTATCTAAAAGATCTAACGCTTGCTTTTTATAAGAATAGATATCCTCAAGCGTTCTATTCGTCTGCATTTAATTCCTCCTTGGGTATAAATTCAAATTGATTAGAAGTAACAACCGATATCTCAGCGTCCTTGTTACCACATAATTCAATTAGTTTTTTACGTGCTGCTGTTCTATTTGTATAAGTATATTCTTTAACTTTACCAGTTTCAATATTATCTTCTCTAATTAAACAGAATACGGAAGAAGGTAATTCCCAATTATCTGCTCTCCAACTCATAAAGTCTTCAAAAGGTAATGAGTCAAAGATTTCATCAGGTGCATTACGAATTGCTCTCCAATTATTAGGATAGTAACGTTTTTTAGTCATTCGATTAACTCCGCATTTACTAAATAGTCATCATGTAAACATGCTTCTTCATAAGCATCGTATGCAGCTTGGTACACATCATACCCAGAATTTAGTACGAATGTTCTACCACTTTGAAGGGTAACTAAATACTTAGCATCCCTTTTTTCCTCCGCGTCCTTGAAATACTGGCTGTGAATCATGGATTTTGTTAATAAGTGATCGTAATTTAGCACGAGATTGTCTCATTGCTTGGGGTTTTAGGGTACGTTTGTTATATTTTTTATTATGAAATTTCCAATTTGAAACTAACATTACCCGCTCTCACTTGTCTCAACTGTATCATTAATACCACCATGATGTTCAACAGTAACATCTCTATCTTCTATTAATTTGTAGTCAATTGATAACACTGGAAGTATACCTTTTAATTGGTTAACTATCTCAAAGATAGCTTTTCTTGGATCGTGGTTTGTTTTAACGTTGATTGAAAATTGATAGTTTTTGAATGTCATAATTAACCAAATGAATGAATATTGTAGTGTTTCCTCGTTGGAGGATATTTAATAGGTATAGGTTTAGTAACTGCTTTATAAATTTTATATAAAGTGTTACTATCGACCTGCGGAATTGACTGTGAAACTAATAGCATTAATCGTACATTTGCTCCTTAATTAACTCTATGATCTGTAATCCGTTTTGGTATTCTTGATCATCAGGCATGGGAGATTGAATAGCAAATAATATATAATCCATTACATCTTCCCATCTTTCTTTACTTAATCCAACATAGAATTCATGTTCATTCATGTTTCAAATACCTCTGAATAACGTCAATTTGATCTTGATACTTAGCAACTTGATTAATTTCATGCTCAATTGATTCCATGATATCAGAATGTTCTCCAATACCAGCAGGATTAGTTAGATATATTTCTATATTAGCTAAATGTTTTTGTATATCTCCTTGAGCATGTGATAATAATGCTTTGATTATTTTATCTCTCATGATACTTTAACCTCCTCTTTTTCTTCATCCGCAGTATATATCTCCTTAAGCATTTGCTGCTCTTGTTGATACTTTCGTCTAGAAACTAATAAATCATTATATTCTTTTGCTTCTTCTTCTGCTGTGCTTAGATGAAAACATTCAATACGGTATTCATCACCGCATGATGTATAACATCTCTTTAATCTATACATTACAGCATCAATATCTTCAAAGATTCCTATGACAGTTGGTGTACCATCATGTGGACATATTGATACTAATGTATAATATTCCGGTTGATTGTGGTGAGTCATAGTTAAGAACTAACTGTGAATAAAGTGAATAAAAGGGAAAGAATCCCTCAGAAAACCATCTACAATAGATGGTAAAGTGAGAGAATCAGAAAGTCAATAACTTTCTCAAACTTGAACCAGCATTCTTTACATCTTTAACAAGTAATGGTAGTTCATACTTAACTGTGTTAAATACTTTCACTGAACCATCACTAATCATTTGTAATCCTGTTGGTTCTTGTAACTCTTCAGCTAGAATATCATTGTGAAGTCTTTTAACCTCAGCTAATAATTCTGCTTTAGTGTTATTCATTGAGAAGAATTTAGTAGTTGTCATGAATGTTTTTAAGGAAGATGTAAAGGAGTACAGTTAAACAAAAGATAACAATTAATGTTGTCATGCTGTTACTAACTCCTCACTTAATTCTTCACACGTTGTTGATTCATACTCATCAATTAATTGTTGTGCAACAAGTTCAACAAAACACCACACTGTATCATTCTTATAACCAATGATATTACATAGATTATCTATCCATAACTGCTCATTGAATTCACCACCTAAATGATCAGCGATGTATTCAATTATTTCATCTTCATAGTTATCGAAGAATGAAAGAGTTTGGTGATAATAAATGTGGAAACTTGCTACTCCTGATGCACAACCATGTTCAGAGATTTCACGCAATGTGTCAAGATCATAGTTATCCTTAACTAATTCAAATGCACTACCAATTGTTTGTGACATGAATTGACTGTGATTAAGTGAACAAATAGATAACAATTGCTTGCTATCTAACGACCCAACCGAGAATTGAACTCGGAACATTAGCGTGACAAGCTAACATTTTACCATTAAACTATTGGGTCAGAAAAGTGTCAATTAAGACACTAATAGTTAGAGTTAAGCAAATGCAGGTAATTTAACCTCAGTTTGTAACTCTTTCAAGTATGGTGTTGTTGTATAGTTTGCATAGTCAAACTCATCACCATTTAATACTTCAGCGCGATCAGATTGTATTAGGTTTCTATTAACCCAAAAACCAAGACTTATGTCTGGGTTAAACAATACATTGATGATTGCACGTTTTGAAACATTACCATACGCATAAACATCACCGCTGTTATATGTTACTATTGCTTGGCCATTTAGACCATCAACTTGTAACTCTTTAACTGCTGCACTTGTGCGTGTTGGAACTGTAATAAACATGTTAAACATAATAGAATAGGTGAATAGTGAAGGTGTTCAATTTATGAATCCTTCGTGATAACAAACGCAACCGATTTGACTG